GTTATTGAAACCTTTAGTGATAGTTTTGCTGCTTGGCAATTTGGTGAACTAGATTATATTGATAGTATCGAATCTCTACAAAATGGAGTAAGAACAAGATTCCCATTAAACTATAATGGTCAACTGTTAAGTTTCCAAACGAATCCACAAAATGTAGATTCAGCAGAAATAGATTTAAATACCTTACTTTTAATCTTTGTAAATGGTGTTGTTCAAGATCCAGGAGTTCACTATAATTTTACTGGTGGAACTTCATTTACATTTGCCGAACCACCAGAATCCAGTGATAATATTTCAATATTCTTCTATAGAGGGACCAGAGATGTTGACTCTATTATAGTTAACGTAAATGAAACTATAAAATCTGGAGATACTGTTCGAGTTATTAAAAATAATTTAATATCTGGTACAAAAACTCAGGATCCAAGAATTGTTGTTGGTATTACAAGTTCTGATGTTCTCGAAACTAACTTGTACGGAGGAGATGGAATTGATGAAGTCAATTACAAACCAATGAGTTGGACAAAACAAAAAGTTGATAGATTTATTTCTGGTGAATTTATTTCAAAATCAAGAGATTCTATCGAAGCACAAATTTATCCAACAGCAAAGATAATCAAGAATGTTTCTTCTTCAGATACTCAAGTATTTGTTGATGATGCTCAATTCTTTAATTATGAAGAAAATGAATCTGCTATTGTAATTTCATCTTTTAATGCTTTAATTATTGATACTAAAGATCCAGTTTCTGCTGCTGTAACAGCAATTGTATCTGCTGCTGGAACAATTCAATCACTTAATATTGTTTCAGCAGGGGCTGGTTATACGGGATCATCTATTGAGGTTAAAATTGCCGCTCCAAAATATATTGGAGTTGGATTTGGTACAACCGCAACTGCAACCATACCAGTTGTTAATGGATCTCTAAGTGGAACCGCAAATATTACAAATCCAGGACTTGGGTATTCACTTACTAATCAACCAAAAGTAATTGTTCCGCTTCCAGGACCAACTTATGAAACTGTAACACCAATTACAACTGTCGAAGGATTCTCTGGAATAATTACTGGTATTACAACTTCTACTGGAACTAGTGGGAATCCATTAGCACTTAAGTTCTTCTTAAGAGCAACTTCTTTTATTGGATTATCTCCAAATTATCCTATTTGTGTTGTTGATACTAAGGTTGGTAATGGTGTAACATCAATTGATGGTAATGATACGTCTGTAGTTGGAGTTGGAACTACTTTCCTAGATAACATTTATTACGTACACAGTATTACATCTTCTGGTGCCAATGCTGAAGTTATTACAAATATTAAATCTAATAGTTCTATTGTTGGGATAGCAACAACAGGAAGTTTGTCTTTACCTTTAGGTAGATTCTCTTGGGGTAGATTCTCTGGTTTAAGTAGATCTTCTTCAGCAATTTCTATAGGGGTTACTGGTTTGACAGTTGATGCTGGTTTAACCACATTCCCAACTATTCAAAGACGTGGATATGGATTGAGAGACACTGGCTCTCTAAGAAAAGATCTATAAATATAGAAAAAAGCTATTACGATGGCGGCAATTGTAACAGATCAGTTTAGAATATTAAATGCGAGTAATTTTTTAGATTCTATTGAAGATTCTTCCAACTCTTACTACGTGTTTTTAAGTTTACCAAATCCAACTGCTGTTGGTTTTGGTAGAAGCACGACCTGGGATGATAATACACCAGTTCCTGTTGATGTTATCAATTATATTAATCATGTTGGTCAAACAATGATGTTTGGCAAAAGAGTTACCTTAATTAATGCCAAAAGATTAATCAGAAGAATTGATTGGTCTAGAGGAACTAGATATGAGATGTACAGACATGATTATAGTTCTTCCAATTTATCACCCATTACACAGTCTACAAGACTGTATGATGCAAATTATTATGTAATGAATAGTGATTATAAAGTTTATATCTGTATAGATAACGGTTCATCTGGAATTAGTATAACTGGTAATGCTTCTCAAGATGAACCACTATTTACAGATTTAGAACCATCAAAAGCAGGTGAAAGTGGTGATGGTTATTTGTGGAAATATTTATTTACAGTTAATCCTAGTGATATTATTAAGTTTGATTCAACTGAATATATTGCTTTACCAAATGACTGGGATAATTCAACAGATGCACAAATATCAGCAGTAAGAGATAATGGAGATTCTACAGTTTATGAGAATCAAATAAAAAAGGTTTATATAAAAGAACAAGGATCAAATTATTCTGGTGGATTGGGGCAAGAAGTTAATGTTTTAGGTGATGGATCTGGAGCAAAGGTTGTTATTGACGTTGTCAGTGGAAAGATAACAAATACAACTGTTTCATCTGGTGGAAAAAATTATACTTATGGGATGGTTGATCTTGGATCAATCAACCAAAATGCTGCTGGAACTTTTGCTCATCTAATTCCTATCATTCCACCATCTAAGGGTCATGGTTATGATATTTACAAAGAATTAGGATCTGATAAAATTTTACTTTATGCTAGATTTGATGATTCAACTAAAGATTTTCCAATTGATGCCAAATTTGCTCAAGTTGGAATTGTTAAAAATCCAACTTCAATTGGATCAACCACAGTTTATACTGAAAACCAATTTTCATCACTAAATGCTATCAAATTTTCGTCGGTAACTGGCAATTTATCTATTGGAGATAAAATAACACAATCTGTTTCTGGTGGAGTAGCACAAGGATATGTTGCCTCATATGATAGTGAAACTAAAGTTGTAAAATATTTTAAAGACAGATCACTGTTCTTCAACCAAACAACTTTAGATCAAACAGATTATATTGGAATCACAACCGCATCTAAAGTTTTAGATTTTGAATCATCGGCAACTGCAGTTATAACCACTGGAGGATTTTCTGGTGCTATTGATACTTCATTTACTGGAATTACAACAAATCCAACTGGATCAAAGATCGTTGATCTTGGATCCCAATTCATAGATGGGTTAACAACATCTGAAATAAATAAAGGATCAGGGGAAATAATTTACCTAGATAATCGTCCTCTAATCATAAGAAACTCTAGGCAAAAAGAAGACGTTAAAATCATCCTGGAATTCTAAAAATGCCACAGAAGACTAATTTAAATATCAATCCATATTATGATGACTTTGATGCTAAGAATAATTTCTATCGGGTATTATTTAAACCAGGATTTCCTGTTCAAGCAAGAGAATTAACAACACTACAGTCAATTCTCCAAGATCAGGTTGAATCATTTGGAAGTCACATCTTTAAAGATGGGTCAATGGTTATTCCTGGGAGTATCAACTACGACTCTCAGTATTATGCTGTAAAGATAAATCCAGATCATCTAGGATTAGATGTATCTTTGTATATTGAAAATATTATTGGAAAAATAATTCAAGGTCAATCTAGCGGAAACACAGCAAGAGTTATTAATTATATTTTACCACCAGATAATGGATCAGAATATCCAACACTGTATGTCAAATATCTAGATTCAAACAGTAATTTTGATATCTCCACTTTTGATGATGGTGAGGTTCTAATAATACTTGATACTATCACTTATGGTAATACAACCATAAATTCGGGGGATACTGTTGCTTCTTTGATTGATTTAGATGCAACATCAATTGGAGCGGCAGTTGGAATTACAACAGGTGTTTATTTCCTAAGAGGTCATTTTGTCAATGTAGAGACAGATACTCTTATTGTTTCTCCATACGATAATAATCCATCGTATCGTGTTGGTTTAACCATTACAGAAGAAATTGTCAATGTTGGTATTGATACCTCATTATACGATAATGCAAAAGGATTTTCAAACTTTGCTGCTCCTGGAGCAGACAGATTAAAAATTTCAACGACATTATCTCAGAAAGAATTAACTGATTTTGATGATAAGGATTTTATTGAATTAATTCGTTTAGAAAACGGGGAAATTAAAAAATTACAAGATAAGTCTCAATATTCAATAATCAAAGATTATTTTGCGAAAAGAACATTTGAAGAATCTGGTGATTATTCGGTTGATTCATTTAATGTTGAAGTTGCTAACTCTCTTAATGATCGCTTATCGAATGATGGTCTTTACTTAGAAACTCAAAGAACTGATCAAGGAAATATTCCAAGTGAAGATTTGATGTGTATCAAAGTTTCCCCTGGAAGAGCTTATGTAAGAGGATATGATGTAGGTAATATTTCAACAATTGTTCTTGATGTAAACAAACCAAGAGACATTGAAAGTGTTAGTTCATCATTAATCCCATTTGAAATGGGTAACAAATTAAGAGTCCACAATGTTTTTGGAACTCCAGTTATCGGTGTTGATAATAATAGCAATACTGTAGATCTTTATAGTCAAAGAAGGAATTCAACAACTGCTGGAACAGGAACTTTAATCGGAAAAGCAAGAGTTTATTCTTTTGGCACAGCTGATATTTCATATTCACAAGCAACATCAGAATGGGATTTATATCTTTTTGACGTACAAACATATACAGTATTAACTCTAAATGAAACAACTTTAGCAGCAGATTGTCCAGAAACTTCTTTTATCAGAGGTTTAAGTAGTGGTGCTACTGGATATGTTGTAGGATCCCCAAGTGGGGCAAATATAACAATCGATCAAACTAGTGGTACTTTTATTGCTGGTGAGCAGATTTTAATAAACGAATCCTCTCTAATCTCAAGAGTTGTAAAATCTTTAAAATCTTACAATATTGATGACGTAAAATCAGTTTATCAAGATGCTTCCGCTCTTGGTCTCCAAACTGATTTTGTTGCTGATACTGTTCTTCAAAAAACAATTCCAGATAAGTTTAATATCACAGATAAACTTCAAATTAATACTGCCGGTATTGCTACGTGCCCAGGTAGATCTTTCCTTGGTATAAGATCCGATGCCATTATTAGATATCAACGTCCAGATCTAACAGTTGAAACATACAACAGAGTCTCTGCAGTTTCCACAAATGGTATAACATTACAATTAACAACTGTTCCAACAGCGACTGGAATATGTAATGGAGCTCTACCAACCAGTGATATTATTACTACTTTTGGAATAGGTTATCCACAAATAACAAATCAAGAAGAAGCATCTCTTTATGCTCGTATTGATGAGTCAAATATATCTTCTGTAGATTTGTCTGGATCAAATCTTTTAGTTTCTTCTCAAATAACAGGAGAATCCACAGATTCTACTGGTGCGTTAAGTGTTAATATTTCAGCAACTGGTATTTCTAGTGCCTTTTTTGAAAATTATGATACAGAAAGATATGCCGTTATCTATAGTGATGGAACAATTGCTGATCTTACTTCGGATAAATTTAATTTAACTACAAATGGAACTGTTTTAAATCTTTCTGGTTTGAGAACAAGTCAGAGCAATGTAACACTAAATGTTACTGTTAGAAAAAATTCCATTCAAAATAAATCAAAAAATTATATTAGAAGTGAAAAATTAACTATCAATAAAGTAAGTTCAGGAGTTTCAACTTCTATTAGTGGTTTAACAACTAGTACATATTATGGGACTAGAATTGGTGATAGAGAAATTTCTTTAAATGTTACAGATGTTGTTAAAGTAATTGCCGTATATGAATCACTGGACACAAATGCACCAACACTAGATGCTTTAACATTTGTTTCTGGTTTAAGTCTAAATACTGCTTCAATCCTGGGTGAAAAGATTATTGGTGATAGTAGTGGTGCTGTTGCCCAATTAGTCACAAGATCATCTGCTACTCAGGTTGAAATTTCTTACCTAAACCAAGAAAGATTTACCGTTGGTGAAACAGTATCATTTGAAGAGTCTAAGATTGTTTCAAATATTGTATCAATTACAAAAGGAAATTATCTAGATGTAACTAATAATTTTGATTTAGATAAAGGTCAAAAGGCACAATATTATGATTATTCAAGATTAATTAGAAAATCTAACGCTCTAACCCCATCTAGACAACTTTTAGCAATATATGATTGCTATCAAGTTCCATCTAATGATGTTGGAGATGTATATACTGTAAATTCATATACTAAAGATAGATTTACAAAAGATGTTCCTATTTTGCCAGAGGGAATCAGATCTTCAGATACATTAGATTTTAGACCAAGAGTATCTACATTTGTTTCAACAACTTCATCACCATTTGCTTTCAGTAGCAGAAATTTTGCCGCAACAGGGACAAATCCAACTTTGGTTGTAACTCCTGGAGAAAGTTCTTTAATCGGTTATAATTTTTATCTTCCTAGATTGGATAAAATTGTACTTGATAAATTTGGCAATTTCTCAATTATTAAAGGATCTTCTTCACTTACACCAAAAGATCCAGTAAATATTGAAGAAGCAATGGATATTGCTTTTATTAGTTTACCTGCTTATCTTTATGATCCAGCTGATGCCAAGGTAACTCTTATTGACAATAGAAGATACACAATGAGGGATATTGGAAAATTAGAAGATAGAATTGAAAACTTAGAGACTGTTACTTCGTTATCATTGCTTGAATTAAATACGAAGTCTTTACAAATCCAAGACGCTGATGGATTATCAAGATTTAAGAGTGGATTCTTTGTTGATGACTTTAAAAATAATGATCTAATTAATCTAAAGGACCCAGATGCTAATTGTGATGTTGATATTGAGAATCAAGAATTAAATGTTCCCGTAGATTTTTATTCATTAAAAACTGATATAGCAATTTCCCCTGGTTTAAATGAAAATACTGCTGATTACAGTACAAATCTAGCACTTCTTGATTCAAACGTAAGAAAAACGGGAGATTTAGTAACTCTAAACTATCAAGAAAAAGGATGGATAGAGCAACCTCTTGCCTCTAGAGCAGAGAATGTTAACCCATTCAATATGATTGAGTATAAAGGTGCTCTACGGCTCACTCCTGCCGCCGACAACTGGGTTAGAAACGTTTTTGTACCTGGCGGAAGTCGTACAGAAACTGGTGGATGGGATGGATCATACATCGA